GCAAGCAAATTCTCTTCTCATCCCTACTTTCGGGGGATGATGGGGCAGATTGCGTCATCAAGGCTACCATAAAACAGGCTACTTCGGGTAATAACTCGGTTAATCTCACCGTTGCTGATTCTAGTAAATTAGCAGTAGGGATGACAATAAGTGGTGAAAGAAGTGCTAATGTTCCTTCTGCGGCTACAATTGCTTCTATTACTGATTCAACTACTGTTGTTTTAACCCATGCTACAACAGGAGGCGCATTTTCAGGAAATTTGACATTTACAACTACGGAACAAATTCCAACTGTTTGCACATTAATAGATTTTACAGACAAAGAGGACTTAAGAAGACTTGGAGACTATTGGACTATCAATGAAGAGGGCCGTATTTTCTTTTTGAAAGATTATCCTTATCATAGAAATAATTCAGTTATTGTTTCATATATTGCTGGTGATAATAGAGTTCCTTCTGCTATTCACGAAGCAACAACAAAATTAGCAGCATCTGAAATTATACGACATGATGACCAAAGTATTCTAATTACAGAATCGGGTGGTAATATTTCTACTAAAGAAAAGTATGATATACTTCGTAAAGAAGCGATGGATATTTTGAAAGGCAAAGGCGATTTAGTTTATTTCTTAGATTAATATGAAATTTAATATTGATACTCGTAAATTTGAGGAACTACTTCAAATTCAAATAGAAAGACAGAAGGCTATGAAAGAACTCTCAGAAGTTTTAGGCTATGATATTTCTTTTAGTGATGAAGAAGTTAAAAAATTTGCTATCGAAGAGTTTAATAAACATATTGAAGGAGGGATTAGTGAATGGATGAAGTCTCTCTTCTCTTAGATTTGTTATCAAACAATTGGTCATCTAATGCTACTGCTCTTGTTAGTGCAGGAGAGATTGATGCTTCTCATGCGGTTACGCCTGATTTTATTGATATTAGAACATTGTCTGCAAATAAGGGTGTTCGTGTAGATTTGAGTCGAACACCTGCAACAATTGTAGTATTTGAGGATTCACAATCAATTGAATACCCAACAATTCATTATGATGTAAGAAATGAAACTTATTCATTTACTCTTCATATTCGTGTTTTGCACGATGAGCGAGGCGGAGCAGATGCCTCACATGGAAAAGACAGGCTAAGGGCTATATACTTGATACTGCGTAGGGTTCTTGAGAGCAAACGGAAAGGTTATACTGCAAGTGATGGTTCAAGATTTAATCAATTATTTGTTGGTTCAAGAAGCGAATCAAATGATAGAGCCAAGCGTTTGTTCGGATATAAAGTATCATTAGAAGCGAAAAGATTTGCATTAAGTATTCCCTAGTAAGTTTGTTAGGAAAAGGGGGAGTTTAGCATGGCAGTAAATACAGATATATTTTTAGGAAGCGGAGCAAGCATTACGAAAATTCCAGAATTGGATATTTATTTTCCAATTACGGAGACTAGTGGAACATTGACTACTGTTACAGCAAGCACAGCATCAGGAACAGAATTTGGAACTGATTTTAAATTAATCAATAATTTATATGTTGGTTGTGTTTTTAAGAAATATACTGGTGGAAATGTTTCTGTCTCTACTCACAGAATTACTGGGAATACTGCTAACACAATTACTTTTACTCCCTCAACAACGATAAGTAGCGGAGATTACTTCGTTATTGATAGTTATGGCGCACCATGTCCTGCTCCTGCCGTTGGTGCAAAAAAGACTCTTCTTGCTGATACATGGTTAGGAATTACAGAAAGCATTACTTTCCCTACTACCGAAATAGAAATGAAACAAACGAATTTATCTCTTGGTGGTTCAAGAAACTTTACTTATCAATACAAAGGAATTGAAACCGCAGGTGCGGCTGATTTAAGCATTGTAGCAAATCATGGTGCTTGGTTGTATTATTTCTTAGGAAAATGCACAAATGTTGATATTGGTAATGTTTCAGGTGGCACATTTACCGAAACTGCTCTATCTGGTAATAGTGCTGCTAATGCTGCTAATGCAGGTGGAGCAAATGAAATATATATTAATTATAACGATGTAGAAGAAACTGGGCCAATTTTCTTTAGGTCTGTTGGAACCGTTATGACTCCTTATGTAAATCCTGCTCAAGATGTTGCAGGAAACATTGATAGAGTCACCGCTTCTTCTTTAAATTCAGGTGAAATTCGGCAAGGTATTAAATATACTTTTGCGGAGCAAGAAAACGATTTACTGCCTTCATTCGCTATGGAACAGACTATTGGTAAATTAACTGACCCAACTGGTTCAACTAACATTTATGATACTGATTCAACTGAAACTTTAGAATCATTTAATTTTGTTAAGATTGCAAGAGGTTGCCGTGTTAATACTTTAACATTAACCGCAAACGAAAATGAAGAACTTAAAATGTCAATTAGTGCTAATACTAGAAATGTTCATGCTTTAGAAACAGATGAAGAGTATAGAGCAAGAAGAGGCGTTGAAGATGAAACTGCTTTCTTTAATTTTAATTCTGTTGATGAATTTAGAGAGCCTTTCTTCTTCTCAGATGGAACTTTTAAGTGTTTTGGGCATCCCTTCTTAAAGATTAATACTTTGACTGTTACTATGAATAACAATTTACAAGACCGAAGGTTCTTTGGAGTGGGCAGTAAGTCTATCCAAGAGGCTATTCCTGCACAAAGAAGTTATGAAATTTCATTTACGGGTCATGTAACAGATGACAGATTATATCAAGAATTAGTAAATAATACAGAAGATACTAGCAATACCATTGAACTTACTTTCAAAAAATCGACAGGAGAAGAAATAGTTCTAAACTTTAGCAAATACTATCTTAGCGCAAACAATTTCCCAATTCCTGATGATAAAGGGCCACTTGTTGTTGAAGCAACAGTTATGCCAAGAGAATTATCTCTATGCACAGTTTTAACTCATTGGATGCTTCAGGGGTGATATTAGATGCCATCTAAATTTCAAAAGAACCTTAAAAGGGTTGAAGAATCTAAAGTAAAAAAGAAACCAAAAAAAGAAACTACTAAGCCCAAATCTAAGTTAGAAGAATAATATTCCACCAACACCGTTTGTTTGTTTGTTGGTATAAAAGGTGGATAATATGTTGAACAAAAAGATTGTATCAGATAAAAGTGTGCTATTTGCACTAACCGAGCCTACGCTACATTATATTAAAGTAGCACCCGAAAAAGAAGAATACCTCAAGGTGTGGGTTAAAGAACCCACATGGCTTGAAGTAGATAAAGCCATGAACAGTATGATGAAGATTGATGCAAAGCGTCAAGATATGGATATTGATTTAAATGCTATGTTTAAGTTTATGGTTGAAAATTTTATAGTAAAGACTGAACCAAGTCTTTCTGCTATTGATATTTTACGACTCACTCCCTATATTGGGAATCAATTAAAAGAAATCCTACCAAACCCATTTTCGGCATTGGAGGATGATGAAGGAAAAAAAGAAGAGTAAGAGCCGCATTACAGGGTAAAGTATCTGACCCTGAAATTGTGTCTCTTACTGTTGTTTATTCTTTATCTCAGGCACTTGGAATAAGCCCTTTAGAAATATATAAAATGCCAGTAAGTCTCGTTAAAGATTTGTTAGTGGTTCATGCAGAAGCGGAGAAACTTAAAGCAGAAGAAATGGATAAGGCAACAAAAAGTTCTATGAGTAATCTTAGGTGATTAAATGGCTAAGCCGACATATACTGAAACGCTTTTTGCGAATAATGCGGCTTTAAAAGAAATGAATAAAGTTTTAAAGGACTTAAGAAAACAATTTGAAACAACAAATCGAGTTACAAGGGAAGCAAATGAACTCGCTGACAGGTCTAACGAACTTGCTTTAACAAGAGGACAGGCTTCTTCAAGATTAGTTGATAAATTAAAGAAAGAAGGCAAAGAACTCAATTTGCTTTCTTCTAGTCTTACGCAGACTAAGAAAAATTTTGATACTTTTAGAGATATTGTCGGTATTAAAGGCAAAATGGGAACAGTTATTGCTGGAATGGAATATCTTGATTTAATTTTAAGTAGTTCGAGCCAAACTATTAAGATTTTTGGTTTTGAGGCGGCTACTGCTAGAAAGGTTATGTATGGGTTTTTACCGCCTGGAATGTTTAGAATGGTAAATAAAGTATCAACCAGCCTAAGAGCCACTTCAGCAGCATTCAGGCAAATAGCAGGAGATGGGGAAGATGCAAATAATATTTTCACTACAATTGGCAAAGTAGGTAGAAAAATAAATATTAGCGGTGCTTTTAAAGATATTGGTAAAGGAAGAGGCGCAAAAGTAAGAAAAAGTAGAAAGAGGGTCGCTTCTCTTGAAAATGAATTATTTTTATCTCCAGCCCAAAAGAAAGAATTAGAAGGTAGAAAAGAATTTATTAGACAAAATGAAACAATGGGCAGAAAAACGGCAAGAGCAATAGGGGGCGGTGCTTCAATAGCATTAGCAGGAGCAGGGCAATTAACGGGAGCAGCAGCAAAAGCAACTTTTAATAAAGCAATAGTAGTTAAAACTGCAATTGTTAATGCTGCTATAACTGCAAGAACTTTATGGAAAAATAGAGACTGGAGACAATTTGCATTTATTACAAAAAATTTCTTTAAAAAGATGAATCCTTTTACTGCATTTATTAAATTAATTAAAACACCAATTATGCAATTCTTAATTACTGGTTTGCTGTATTTAACTGGTATTGCCATAGTTGTAGTTCTTATTAGGAAAACAATTTGGCCAGCAATAAAAGACGCATTTAAAGTATTTAGAAGAAATTTAGGCATACTTCTTGCAGGATTAGCAAATATTTTGGGAGGAGTCAAAGATGTATTTATGGGTCTTATTAATGGAGATTTAATGCAAATGCTTGATGGTATTTTTACTATTGCTTGGGGATTAGTTCAAGTCGCTTTAGGCATATTATGGGCAACTGCAAGTGGTTTATTTACTTTAGCATGGAAAACAATAGAAAATTTATTTAATGGCGCAATACAATTTATATCAGATACCTTTACATCAGTAAAAGGATTTAAAGAAAACTTTGGTAAATTAGCAGTAGTTATTGTTGCGGCTATTGCTTTCTTCTTTAGCCTTCCTGCTGCTTTAGTTGCTTTAGGAGTCTTTGTTATAATGGCAGGTGTTAAGTGGATTTGGAACAAGATTAAAGGATTCGGGCTATTTGCTTCAGGTGGTATGGTTAATGATGGTATGGCTATTGTTGGAGAAAAAGGCCCAGAATTAGTTTCATTACCAAGAGGTTCAAGAGTTCATTCAAATAGTAATTCAAAAAGAATGGGCGGTGGCGGAGTAGTCAATAATATCAACATTACTGTTAATGCTAAAGATACTTCAAAGGCAGAAATGAAAAGAATTGCAGATGAACTAGGAAAGAACATAACTAGACAAATAACAAGAACAGTATCAAAGGGTATATTTAGGTGATTAAATGGCAAGAGTTGAACCCGATTATTTTGTATATTTGAAATTACAAAAGCATAGTGGCAGTAGTGCAAGTATTGACACTATTCCTCTTAGAGTAAATAGTATTCAATTTAGCGTTGATAAACAAATTCCTGCAATTCCTATTCCTTTAAGTGGATTAGCAACAGGAGAATCAGCAACAGTAGCATTAGATTTAGGAATGTCCAATAAAAGAATTTCATTAAGCGGTTTTATTACAGAAACCCCTATTCAAAGAACTCACACAAAAACAGGAAGCACTCCAACAACACTTAATTTTACTGCACATGAATTAGCACAATTGATTGCTTCAGGTGTTGATTCAACGGGTATCGCCTCTTATCAAGCAATAAATGAATTAGTTATTCTTATGGATTCCAAAGTTGATGAAAACTATGCTGATAGAGGGAGCACAAAAAGAATAGCATTAACCTTTGCTTCAAGAGGAGATTCTCTATCAAAGGATAATACAAATGTTGCTATTGCTAAAAGTTTTCCTTTAGCAGATGACCATTCAGAATTTCTTGGCCATACTGGACTAAAGGGATTCGTTCAAAACTTTAACGCTACATTTTCAGCAGAATCCGTTGATGTGGAATTTACTTTAGAATTTGCAGTAGCAACAGTTTTGCCTTGAGGTGATTAAATGTCATATTCTATTTACGCAGGGAAACAAAGGGCTTTAATTTTCCCTGTTATGTGTAATGGATTTTTAACAATTGATTATTCAGATAATATACCAACAACCGATATTAGTTATGGTCTTTGGGATTTAGATGAAAATTTTACATTTGAGTGCGTTTTAACTCCTTATGATATTAATGGATATGGAAGTCATAGTGTAAGAGGTCATTTATACAAAAGCGCAACAAACGGAAATCTTCTAGGAAGTTCTGGAACTAATACTGCAACTGATACAACGAAGATAATGCCCGCCCCGTTTCAATCTGTTTATACTGCTGGAAATCAAAATAATTTTGAAAGTGAATTATATTTACCGAGAGCCAGCAGAATAAGTCATGAAATGAGAATATTTCACAGCACAAATCTTCAAATTAGTTTAGTTAATAGCACATTACATAATGAAAATAATCCTGCAAGATACAAAATTAAAGTGGGTATTAAGTTAGGTTCTGCTTCTATGGAAAATTTTATTACTGATGAAGTTATTATTCCTAATGAATCATATTCATATACTTATGAATCTACTGATGTTGTTTCAGGTAATAGACCTTTAAGTGGTTTTGATGAAAATGGTAGACTGAAATATAAAAAAATATGTGATGCTACTGGTTCAAATACAGGAAAAGTTATTCCAGTTAGTGCTGCTTTAGCGATTACAGATGATATTATTTTTGCAGGAGACAAACAAGAATTATTTAAGAGAGATGGAACTACTTTTATTTCTTTGGGAACAATAAATGCTTTTTCGAGTTCTGCTCCAAGAACAATTACTACTACCAATACTATTACTACAACCATAGATTCAAATACTGAATTATATATCAAAAGAGCATTAAATCCATTATACATAAATAACACTTATCACATTGCTTGTTCATGGGATAATGAAAATAAACAGGTTCTTATATTTTTAAATGGTAAAGTAGTCAAAGCAGGAACACATACTCAAACTGACTCATTTAGTATGGAGGGAGAAGATTTTTACATTGGTGCGAATGGTGGTGGAGCAACAGGAGCAAATTCAGCAACGACTAATAATCAGTTTATGGGTGAATTACACGAACTTTGCATTACTAATGTTAGAAGAACTGAGTTTAATGGATTATATAATTTATTACCTAATTATAATAATACTGTTTTATATCTTAGATTTGAAGAGGTGGATGAGTAATGGTTGTAGATTTAAGTCCATCAAGTGCAAAGGCAGATGCACCCACTAATCCACTATTTACAAATACTGCTAGTTCAACAGAAGTATTAACAACGGCTATTTCTAAAAACGGGCTTTCTAGTTTTACTCCCGAATATCACGATGGAGGCGGAACTAGAGTAATATTATTTCATCGGGTTGATGGTCTGCGTAATTTAAGCACAACGAAAGGATTTAGAATTAAATGTTATGATGCTCTAACTCAAGAAGGAATACAATTAAGCACATCTAATTCTGATTTTAATACACATAATTATTTTGTTATGCTCTATCCGCATGATTCTAAAAAACATCATTTTGCTAGAATAACAGAATTAATTACAGAAGATGAAGAAGGAGATGCCTTTGAGTTTGAACCAAAATTAGGAAATGAAATACCAAAAGGCACACCATTTAGAATTATTAAAGGACATCCATTAACTAATACAGATATTGTTGCTTTTTCTGCAATGGTAAAAGGAGATATGTCTACTACTTTAAGTTGTGCAAGACCTAATTTTTATTTCTTTAATGATTTACTAGACAAAAAAAATGAATTAGACCATAATACAAAATATTATTGTATGCAAGAAGTAGATAGTTTAACAGGTAATATTGCTGCCCTTAATTCAACAAATGCTGTAACATTTAGAACAGTTCAGGATTTTGGGAAAGTAGTAATTGATTATAGTAAATTTACTCATAGAGTTACTTTAACTGATAAATTAAGGACTTTAGATGATACAATTAGCGGTTCAATTACCATCAACGAAGGAGGAACAATTACTGCTGATACTAATGATTATGATGAAATGTTTCCAAATGCAAGAAGAGACACTGATGATGAGATTAATACTAGCCGTGATTATGGAGGGCCAATAAGATATTTGCATTATGATTTTTCACCAACTAAATCAAATATTTTATATAATGTTTATGAACACACAAATACTGAATCTATTGATGGGAAGGGAGGTTTTTCTAAAAGTTCTATTGTTGATAACGGAAGAATAATGTCAAAGAAAGTAAAAGAATTTACTTCATACAGGGTAAGAAATTTAGTTCATAGAGGAGATTTATCTGAATTTTTTGCTTTAGATGCAAGATTTAGTTCCGCTTCATCTAACACTTTTACCTTTAATGTTGGTTATGATTTAAGTGATGTTTTAAATCCCAAAGATGAAATTAAATTAGGCGATAAAATTTTAATTATCAATTCTATCGCTGCCCCTTCGGGGAACACTCAAGAGATTACCTTAGAATCCTCTACAAACCCCTATGCAAGAACGGAGAATGAGGGTGTTTTTACCGCACAGACCGTCAGCCCATCAAGCGGAGATGTGCTTCACAGACGAGCATATAACCCAATTGATAACACACTTATGCTTAATAGTCGGCTTATTTCTGGTAGGTTTAGTAAGTTATTTGTAGCCTTTTCTTCATTAAACAACGAAGGAAGATTTGCAGAAATTACTGCTTGTGATGGAGAGAAATCAATGATTACTTTATCTTTCCCTGATGCCAGTTATACTGATAATACTCTTAATTATTTAACAGGGGAATATGAAATCTATTTACAGCGATTTGACGGTGAAATTGAAAACATAGAAATTAAAAAAGAAGATGGGCAATCAATTATGACTTTAGAAGGTAGAGATAATTTTAATAAACTATTATCACCTATTGTGAACTTAAATACTTTATTTACAGAAGATATTATTTATTCTTCTGATAGCCCATATAATAAGTTATCTCAAATTGATTCTACAACATTTACTGTTGCATTAGAGGCTACAAGTTTAGCGACAGGTGTTGCTGTTTCTGCTTTTGATATAGTTCCATCAGCAGGAGATAAAATATTTACTGTTAATGGCTATATTGGGAAAATTCTTACTGCTACTGGCGACCCATTAACAATTACTTTTACTCCTGCTATGACTGAAGTTAATTCAGAAAAAATTTATATTGATACTGAGAAAAACTATATTTTAAACAAGGCTCTTAGTTCTTCTCATATTGCTACAAATAGGGCTTCATCTTTACTAGGGGCAGCCAATAAAGGATTTATTTTTACTTCTGGAAATAAAATTGACATAAGCGATGGAACAGAAGATGAAACTTTAGTCTTAAGTAGTGCCAATACTAATCCTGATGCAATAGGCTATGCTGTAAATAGTCCTTCGAGTATAGATGAAGATAATCCTTTTCAATCAAAACTAAAAGATGAGCATGGTAGTGCTGGTGTTTCTTCTTTTGATACAGTTAATACTTTAATTGATTTTGAAGTTATTAGAACATCTACTAAAGATAATGAAACTATTATTGAACTTGCTCCGTATGTTCCTATTACTATGGGAGCATATGTTGAAAATGAAAGTTTAGGTAAAGATGTTGAAGATAACCCTTTAAGTAAATTTTATAGTGACGTTAATACATCTGGTTCAAGTTCAGATTTAGGAACGGCACAGTCAGGAAGTGGTAATGGAAGCGGATTAGTGAAAGTAACGAGCACAAATGCCCGTAATGTGAATATAGGAGACAGGATTTATACTGCTGAATTAGTTACTAGTTCAGATAATTTACAAGAAAACTATTTTACATTTTTAGGAAAGGTAGTAAAAAATTCAGAACAATCTACTTCTGGTGGAACTGCTTTTGATATTTATTTAGATAATTCAATTAATGCCTCTATTTCAGGAAAAAAGATTTATGTATTAACAAAACAAACACATGATTTAGCATTGGTAAATGGAGCGCACCTTTGGGGCGGAAAAATACTTATTTCTCCTCATCCACAAACAGTATCTACTACTGGATTAAAAGGGTTAGTTCCATTAAATGTTAAAAATACAACTGGAACAAAGGACTATAATAATAAATTTGGGCAAATGTATTACAAAAGTATTTTTACTGCCAATGGGAATTTTTCTCCATATAAGCCTTTACAGGCAAGTAAAACAGGTATAGATTTTGTTCAATGGTATTCAGCAAATAAAGGACTAATGAATTATCTTTCGACTTCTTATAGATTTAAACCTAATGTTTCTTCTAATAATTTAATTAACTTTGAAACGACTGATTCATCACATAGAGTTCTTCCTCTTCATTCAAGAGGAAATACAAGCCCATATGGTTCAAATGTATTTTCTAGAATCCATCTTACTGAGTTTATGAATTTAGTATTACAAGATGAACCTTTTGTTCCTATTCATTTTTTCCATGATATTGATGCTTCTGCTGCTAGAAAATTTTTATATGTTAATGGAGACATTTTACCTTATTCTTCTCAAAGAGAAGATAGCCTAATGCACCAGACTTCAGGAAGTATGACCAAGAATATTGATAACTATAACATGTTTTTATTAGAAAATAAAAAAATAAGTGATAAAAAGATACAAGAAGGAGAAGTCGTTAAATTACAAGATTCAAATTTTCAAACTATTTCTTTTACTACTGAACAGGATTTATCTACACTTAAGAGATTTAGTATGATGAGACTAACAGAAATGTGTTTTGATTATTTATTTAATCCAATTAATCCAGAAAAACCCATAACTAAGACTTACCCGATTTCTGGGTCAGATAGATTTTATGGCTATCAAGTAACTGATTTAGGAACTATTTCTATTTCAGGTGCAACTGTAACTACTACTACTTCAGTATCTCCTTCTTCTGGAGATAAAATATACGACAACAAAGGAAACTTTATTGGGAATTATTCTTCAGGTTCGGGAACAAGTCTTACTTTATCCGCAAATGGTTTATTAACAGATAGCGGTTCAGCAGCAACAAAGGGATATTTAGTAGAAGAAGATACATTCCAATATAGGGTTTTAGGAAGAGGCAAACACGACACTATTTGGAGAATGGCAGGAACACATCATTTAAAGGGAGCAATTGTTCCTGAAGATTCAAATTACGGTCAAGGCTCAGGAGATACCATTAGAATAGCAAATGATGGAAATGATGTTTTTACAGCAGAACAAGATGTATTTTTACCCGCAGTTGTTGAAGCAGCAAACCAAAATGCTCAAAACAGAATAGGTAATGCTGAAAATTTTTCTTCTCGTGTTTTATTGAGAATGGGCGATAATAAATCCCATAAAGGATTAATTGGCGTTGTTTTAGATAGATATGATATTGAACAGGGTGGTAAATACCGATTAGTAGAAGGAAATACTACTCAAGTCTTTACTAATGTAGATGCAGTATTAGTAGAAGAAGATTATACTGATGCTTCTAATACCGACGAACATACTCATTTTGTTTTAGAAACTACTGCTGATTATGGATATAAAAATTATGAAAGCCCTTCTATTTCTACTGCAAGTGACCCATCAGCATCAGGAGATTCAACAAAAGCAGCAGATGGGGCTTTTATTGTTTTTAAGCCAAGACTTTGGGTTTCTTCTAGTAATAGAACTCAAGATACTACAACTACTAAATCTTCAAATGGGACTTTAATTAAAAATGAATTTGACATATCTTCTTCAAATTCGTGGTTAAAACACGTAGATTTGACTGGTTGTTATTTAGCAAGTGAAAATGGAGAAGATGAAGATTTTTTATCAACTTCATCAGGAACAGAATTTTTGCGTAAAGCCTCTAAAGGATTAAGACCTACAACTTTAACATATATTATTTCTCACGAAGTAGATGAAACTGATACCACTATTCATCATATTATAACAGATAAAACATTAACTAATGATATTGCGTATAGACCATTACAACCTAATGAGGTCTGCTTTTATGATTTTATGCCAAAGACATTTTATCTAAATACTTTAATGCCCCAATACACCAAACTAGCAAATAAAAATGAAGTATATGATATTAAAAGCGGCTATTTTCATAGAGAGGGAATTGATAGAAGCGCAAGTAATGATAAACTAGACGAAGGAATAAGGTCTATGTTTGTTATATTAGATACAGATAGACAAACAACAGAAACTGATTTAGTTGTTAGAGATGGTGATGATTTCATAAGTGAATATTTAACAGATAATAACTACTCATTTTATATTACTGATGGAGAAAACGGAGTAAAAACGAATGTTGAAATTTCAGATTTATCAGGAATAGGAAAAATTACATTTGATAAAATGACGTTTAAGAAAGGAGTTGTTTCTGTTTCTGAAACATTTACAGTCAGGTCAAAAGAAGAATTAAAAATTAATCCAGATAGGGCTTGCATTGGTTCGACTGTTCAATTAGGATTAGAAGGAGAGGATTTAATCAATGAACTTCTTGAACAGGAGGCAATTGAGTTTGAATTACCATCAACAACAGATACTCCTATTTTCTTAGCACCAAATTATCAAGGAGTTGATTTATATTCAGCATTACGATTTATCTTAGAAAGAAAGGATATGAAACTTATTGAAGAAAATGGCGTATTTAAGGTAAAACAAAATAATGCTAATGAACATTATACTGATATTACTATAGATGATAGTGGAGATTATTTTATTTTTGAATTTGAAAAGGTTTCTACTGTTTTTGATTTCCATAATGAAGTAATTGTTTATGGTTCTTCTCATAAAGCAATTCGTAAAGATATTCGTTCTATACAGAAAAGAGGAAGAAAAACTCTTGAAATAGTCGATAATACGCTTGGCACTAAACAGGAAGTAGAAAAAAGAGCAACGGCTCTTATACGACTACATTCCACTTTGAATGAAAAAATATCAATTAAACTAAATAACCGAGGAATAAATCAATTAAGGGTTGGCGACATTATTCATGTTGAAATAACAAGAGAAAATATTCCAATGAGAGAATACATAGTTCTTGAGATGGAACATGAATTGACTGGCTTCGTTACTTTAGAATTAGGCAGATATAGCAAAGATTTAGCCGATGTGTTTTCAGAATTATTTTTAAGCAATAGAGAAAACAAAGCAGCATTAAGAAGTAAAAATACAGACACTAATGAATTAGGATTTAACTTTTTAGATAGCGTTAATGTTAAAGAATTAAAATTATTGATAAGAACAAGAACGGCAAGCGGTGGCTTTAAGTTCGGCTTCGGTACAGCATTTAACACGGCAACGGCCCCCTTCGGCTTTTCAGGCGGAACGATTACATACAATACTTTAATTGATGAGGATTTAGCATGATTGTAGATAAACTGAGAGAACTGATTGTTGATGAAATTCAAACTCAAGTAGCAAAGGCAGATTTAGGTTTAGGAGGAAACTCAACAAATCCTACTGCTACTTCCTTAGATGTTGCTTTAGGATTATCTACTTCACAGGCTACTTTAGTGGAATCTGAATCTGACTTAAACGTAATAGAATTTAAAATTACTGTTTCAGGTAGTGATATTGACGGTAAAGTTATCCGTGAAGCGGGTCTTTTAACAAGTGGTAATGCACTATTACAAAGAATTAACTTTGATGGAATTGGCCCAATAGCAACAACAGATACTCTTGAAATTTTTATTTTGATGGAGGTTGAGTAAAATGGTAAATAATCCTAACAAATATTCCGAGATGGGAACAGGTAGCAGTTTAAACGATATTAGAGACGATGATGATTTTCCCCATGTGGGAATTATTAAGGCTTTAGCAGACGGTTTAGGACAAAATTTTGCAGTAAGTGGATTCAATGCTTCTTCAATTAGTGCTACAAGCGTAACTATTTCTGATGGAAAGATTTTTCGAGATGGAAAATTAGTAAGCATTACTGGTGCTACTTTGACTATATCTGCTGGAAGTTCAGGAACAGGCGATACTTATGCTTTGTTGGTTGCACCTGCTAGTGGAAATGTGACTAGGAGATTAAATACCGTTAAAGGTAAAACTCCTTCTATTACCGCAGGAGATACCATTATTGGAGTTTTAGTGCATACTGGAAGCAACCCAATGCAAATACAATATCTTACTTTAGATAAAACTGAAAATAGTTTAAGTATTGGCTATGATAGTAGTGGCTATACAGAAGCAGGGTCTTTAACAGGTAGTGCTGATGGTATTACGATGACAGGTTTATACAAATTAGATACTTTACCTACTGCTACTGTTGCTGCTGCTGATAAAGTAATTATTCAAGACACAGATGATTCTGATAAAATTAAAACTGTAACTACACAGGCTATTGCTAATTTAGCAAGTATTACTAACATAAGCGATGCAGACGGAGATACTAAAATTCAAATGGAGGAAAGTTCCGATGAAGATAAAATTCGTTTTGATACGGCTGGAACTGAAAGAATGATTATTGATAATGCTGGTAATGTCGGTATAGGAACAAATGCCCCTACTGAACTATTACATCTTAGTGACGCTGATGGAACAGAACCAACCATTCTTATTGATAATACGGGAACAAGTGGAAGTGAACCTGAATTAGTATTTTTAAGAAGCACAGGGACAGGTTCAGATTCAAGAGATATTGGGAATATAAAATTCAAAGCAAAAGATACTGCGGGTAATGACCATACATTTGTTGAGTTATTTGTAGACCAAGAAGACGCAGATACAGGAACAGAAGATGGAAGGCTTATTGTTAATACAACAAAAGGAGGAACAGACTCTAGGGAAATGTTAAGAATAAGTGGCGGTAGTGGGATTATTTTTAACAATAGCGCATTAGATGTAGATTTTAAAGTAAAAGGAGATGGTGACGGAAACCTTATTTCTACTGATGCAGCAAATGATAAAGTTGGAATTGGAACAGGTACTCCAAACCAAAAACTTACAGTAAGTGGTTCTATGGGTGCTTCTGGTTTTGTAGGTGCAGTAGTAGAAGTTACAGGTTCCCCTGCTTCCCCTATTTTAAATATTAGCCCTGAAAGTCATAGGACAATTATTGCTGATACTCAAACATTTGACCCTGCTGGGCCTTCTGGTGGCCCTTTAGCATTAACTTTACCTGCTGCTAGTGGAACGCATATAGGTTTTGAATTTAGAATAATTGCTAAAAATAGTGCGGCTGCTGCTGATGCTTTAACATTAAACGTTACGGGTTCTGATGTAATTATTGATGCTACTGGTGCTACTATCGGTAATTCCTCAACTGCATTTACTTTAACCACAGGAAAAATATACACTGTAATACATATCAGTTCTTCTCAGTATATGGCAATCATTCTCAATTGATTAATATGAAATTGGTCGTATTGGCTATAATAGCCTTTATCTGTGGCTTTCTTGTAACATGGTTAGCCACAATTGACGATTTATGACCAACTTTACTGTTGCATTCAAATCGAGTCGCAGGAGGATTTGAATGCAGGTGTATCTTGCCTAATATAAGAAAATGCTCTCATTTAGCCCAACAAAACTTATAATAAGCGAATTTAAAATAGGGCATTGAAGAAAATCCAAAAAAAAGAGAGGGAGCATACGCTCCCCCTCAATTTGTTTTTTCCGACCAAATGGCATTACAGGCTCTACATTCCC